GTCTGAATTGCTTGTGTTAGCTGGCTATTGGAGCCAGAGTATGCTGTAGGTGCTGCGGCTAAATTGCCGGTACCTGTTACGGCTGATGCCATGTCGGTGTTACTCCTTGTTCATATATGTTAGGTTGGTTTAATAGGTAAACTTTTACCCGAAGATTCCCTTATTACGATTAGAGGCTGCTCTTCCAAGTAGCTTCTCTCGATATTTTGCGTATTCAGTAACCGACATAGAAGCAATCTGCTCCGATGTAAACGATTGTTGGTCCGAGTTAGTGTCCATAGGTCCGGATGCAGGAGATGTTACTCTACTGCCTGTCATTTCTTTTCTAGCGTTCTGCATTGCAGATTGCGCCGATTCCAAGATTCGTGAGCTGCGCTCACGTAGTCCTGTAATACTTTCTTCTATCTCTTCGGGATTATTTCCTGAGATTAGATCTACAAGCTCAGGGATAATATTATCCCGTTCTTCTTCTAAACGCTGTGTACGATACGCAGTAACTTCTGAGTATTGACGTTCACGTTCTAGAAGAGTAAAAGCACGCTCACGCTCTGCCTTTTCTTCTGCTAATTTTTCTGCCCATTCTTTTTCCTTCTGTTCAAGAAGAGAACGAACATCCATATCAGCTTCTGCTGCGGCTTTAGCTTCTGCTGCTTTTTCTTCAGCCATACGGTTAACTTCAGCTAAGCGATCTTCACGATCTTTCTTTAGAAGATTAATTTCTTCTTTAAGAGAATCGATTTGAGGATAAAGCTTAGATTTTTCTTGTTCACGTACTCGCTGTAAGTCTTGCTCTGAGTAACCCTTTTGTTCAATAAATTGATTTGTCTGGGGCACTGTGTTAGTTGTTTGTGTTGGGTTAGCTTCTGATAAAAATGCTTCTTGGGCCACTGCACTATCAACTAGATTAGATGTTTCTGACATGCGTTATTCCTTAGGTTTAAGAGGTCGTTGTCCGATTTAATGCCACGATGACCTACGGTTATTGTTTGGGATAAGCCTTTCAAATTATTGCTAATTTGTCAGCCTAAATTACTTATTTTCCTCAGAGTTAGGGCTATCTTCTTGCTCACCTGAAACGTCACGTGGGGCAAGTTTTGTGCCGTACGCTTGAGTAACTAACTCGGTTTGCATCTGCGCTAACGTCTGCTCTTCAAATGGTGTAATAACTCCAGGTTGCCCAAGAGGTCCAGGACCAATTCCATCTCCAGGAGCTGCTCCAGGAGGTAGGGTTCCATCCGGCATCATACCAGTTAAAGAAGTGATAGCTGAGTTGATCTGTTGTTTGATGAGGTTAAGTGCACCATCAGACTTAGCATCGGCAATAAGCTCTGCTCTAATCTCTTCCAGCTTTTCATGTGGAAATTCTTCGCCAAGTTGGCGAAGCGCACCTTCACGGCTCTCAAGCTGCAAATTCATTTTTTGTTGAATTTCATTCAGCACGATGAGCTTATCTAGTGGCAAAGGAGGTGGGAAATGAACTACTGATTGGTAGGTAATAGGATCCAATAGGTCTAGTTGAGGAAGTTGACCCGCCTTGATATTTCCATTAACTTCTGGGTTATATGTAAATACTTCTGGTTCTTTAAATGCGAGTGTAAGAAGAACAAGTTCATTGATACGTTGAATTCCTTCTCCGTATTGAATTGTCTTTTGTTGGTAACGTGCCATCAATGGCTGGTACTGAATAGCCAAAGCTACGCCAGAGGTATTAGAAATAGGTTGAACTTGTCCTAGAGCTGACTCAGGTACGCCAACCATTTCATGCATTGATACCTTGATCGTTTTAAGGTACTCCAGAGCCCCCTGGAGGCCCTGTCCGCCGCCTTCTAGGTTGAATACCTGTGCTTCCTTGGGTAAGCCTCCCCAGACCTTCTTAGGGCCCTTCTCGAGGCTTGAAGCCTTAGCTCCTGTAATAACTGTAACTGGTGCTGCGTGGTAGTTAACAATGTCTGCAACATCTGTTGCAACCTCGTTATAGTTACGATTAAGGGCAATGATGTCGTGGCAATCTGAAAGTCCCCATGGGGATCCAGAAATACGCACGTTAGGAATATGGATAACTGGCACTACGCCAATTGGGTTAGGACGTGAGTCAATAAGCTCGTCATTGATATATTCTTCAATGCGGTCATCAGTCAAAATTTCAGTGTATGTGTAGACCATACGTGTGCCCTCTACAGAAGTACCCCAGAAACGATACTTCAGCTTAAAACGAATTAGGCGTGAGCGGTCGTGTGGGTGGAACTCTGGAAAACAAAAAGAAGAGTTAAGTGGTAGTACGCGTACACGCCCTGCGTGTGGTCGACCTACTGAGTCTACAAAGCCCTCTTCGTATGCAACCTTAACAAAACAGTCACCGGATACCCCGCCTTGTTGGCCCATTTCCCAAAGAGTACCGTGCTTATCGTTATCAATTTCCCACACACGCTTTAATACGTCTGGGACCACTGCCTCAGTTGATAGTGGGCTTCTGAATTGTGCGCCGCGGTTAAATGTAAAGTTACAAATAAAATCTGTAAATGCCCGGTAATAATTAAATACTAATTGTGCTTCGCCAATTTCACGGCGATAAGACCAGTGGTGACCTAGGTACATAGCCCAGTTCATAGAGTAACGGTTTAGACGTGGACCGTGTACTTCAAATTCTTCATCAGCAAGTTCCACTAAACCTAGTGGTGAAATGGAGATGGTTAAGTCAGACGACGCCGCCCTATAACTGGGAGGAGAAAAATCCATACCACCGCTCATTGATTACATCCTGACTTCATAGTTGCCCCCAACTTAAACTACTAGGTTTCGTTTTTTCATTTCACGCTTATGCTCTTGCTTTTTGCGTTTTTCTTTATCTAAAGCTTCTTGCTTGTAATCCCTTTTCTTAGGATCAACTTGCTTAATAGAATCAACGTATCCTCCGCCATTGCGTGCATACTCTGCTGATAACCATTTTGCTGCTTGATAGCTTAATCCCTTTGTTCTTTGTGAAGGATACTTTGCACGCGCTGTTCTACTGAGAGCGTTGTACATCTCTGGATCGCTAGGCTGTGCCATGATCTACCCTTCTAGTAGGTCTCCAGCTCTGGAGAAAGGGTAACAGAGCTGGAGACCAGTATATTCTAGCGTACTTTTAGTCAAGCACTGAAGCGGGGTTCATGCGGCTATAACGACCACCTGAACGAACTACTTCTTCAATTACAATCTCAGAATGATCTCCGAAGTTGCCTTGAGCAAACTCATTTAGGTAAGTTGGTGCCTCTACCCATGATGCTGAGCCTACGTGTGCGCGTTGCTGCATAGTTTCATCAGCATACTTCTCCATAACATTTACGTTATGGTTTGGACGACCTTCTGGAGTGTCATAGCCCTGGTCTAGTCCAACTTGAAAATCATTTGGGACATCTGTATCTGTTGCAATACCTTCTTCAAAGCGAAGTGGACCACGAAGTCCTGGTGTTGCAGGTGTCATCTTGCGTTCGTAAGTTGCGCCAACTTTCTCAGGGAACTGAGGTGTTGGTGCGATATTTTCTACTGCCATTTTTTGCTTCTCCTATAGGATTAGAGATTGAGGGTCCTCACGGATAATTCTCGCTTTTATTTAGTCATTTGTCGGCCTAAAGTATATTTTTTAAAAGAACGGGCTAGCTGAAACCTCTACTGTAGGCATAACCATCTCTTGGGTTAAAGAGCACGCTAGGGCTAAAGAATCAACAAAATCGTCATGTGCATGGGCCTCATCAGGGGCGGCCACTGTAAAGTTTGGCCCTTTGTATTTTACTTCAGCATCTGTCATCTGCTGATAGAACTTTTTCCAAAGACGAAGTCTACGAGTTTTAGCATGGGCAGGCCAAGATACCATTTGTCGTTGAATAAGTGCCTGTAGGTGCTTCCAACGTCTAGATTGTTCTGATGGGCTTGAAGTAACTGAGATAACTTCAGATCTTGGTATTAATACTTTTAAGCGTCCGGCCACTGCATCGCCTACACCGTTGGCATCTACACCAATAGCAAGTACGTCGTAGTTAGATAAAAACTGCTGTATTTGGAAATATTGTTCTTCCCAGTCATCTCCTTGAATCTCAAGCCAGTTTAAGACACGATGATCATAATAGCCAAACTCATCAGGACGATCCCAGTCAACCCACACAACAGTAACAACCGTAGAATCCATTTTTCTAGCCGGGTCAACGCCAACAACGACGGGAGACCTATGCCAACTTTTAACAATTTCTTGGGACGTATCGCCCAAATCATCCATAATGTTAGAAGTGACGAACATACCTCGTTCCAAAAGCCACTTACAGTTGTACGAAAGTTGGAATTCATCCGAGTCTTCTCCAATTCTTAACATCTCTTTCTTAATAAACTTTTCATAGTTAACTTGAACTTTAGCTACATCTTTCCAATCCCATTGAAAATGGTTTTGTTTTACGTTTCTACCGCCTGCAACTCTACGCTTGTTGAGTTGGATTGCCCTATAAAAGTTATTCTTGTGTGTAGTAGGTGTACCAGTTTTTACCATAGTTGCGTTATAGTACGCACCCATCGGGGCAATAGACTTAGATACTACAAAGTCGTCCGCTTCTTGGCACTCATCAATAATGATAAGGTGGAAAGACTTAGATTCAATCTTAGCTCTAGGGTTTGCTGTCATCATCATCAGTGTAGAACCAGATTTTTTAAGCTTAATGTTTCTAGTTACCCCTGGATTTTTAGCAGGCATATCGTCAAGCTCTGGATCACCAAACAGTTCCATAGCACGTTCAGAAGTAAGGCGGGACACTGTTCTTGCGTACAATGTTTCTACCTGGTTTTGAACTGGCGCAAACATTCCTACCCAAATTCCATCACCAAACTTAGCCAATAGGTCAGGGTACATGCGTGCTAAGCGTGGAAGGATAACCATAAGTGTGGCCACTGTATTAGCAATGGTCTCTGACTTTCCTGACTGACGTGAAGCAAGAGCTGTGATTTCTTCGCCATCGTTAATAATGATGGATTCAATAATTCTACGTGCAAGAGGTTTTTGATATGGGTGCAGCTCGTGGCCTACAAGCATTTCCATAAACTGCATGATCTTATCTATAAGCGCTTTTACAAACTCTTTTGACAGCTCATCAAGCTCATCTTCGTCTTCGTCCTCAGGTAATGGGCCACTGCCTTCGTCCATGTACTCTAAGTCTAGTTTGTCAAGATCTTCTTCTTCATTCACTTTAAAGTTCTTTCTGTAAGTGCATTCATGATTGCATGCAGGGCTTCTGCCCCCATGCGGGCTTCTTCCAGAGAGTACTTGTCTTGGCTTTTTTGCCAAGCAGATACATTTCTACCAACAGAATAAAGAACTTGATCTGTCCAAGTAAGTAGTTCTGCCGTAGAAAGAGTAGCAACTCTTTTTTCAACTTTAGTCTTTGTTTTTGTTTCTGTTTTTTTCTTAAATATCATTTTCCGCCCCATCTCTAATAAGATCCCAATCAACTTCATCTTGCTTTAACGGCCGTCCGGCCACTGCATTAGTTAATGCTTGACTCTCGGTATACGATTTAATCCACTTACCTACAACCAAAGATTTTCTTGTAAACGGAAACCTTATGCATATTCCTATACCAAAGCGGTAAGGCTCATCAATTTCTTGAGTGTTTGCTTTTTCTACTAGGACTGGTGGTTTTACTGGATAAGTCATGGGATGCCAGTAGAACTTACCTACATCACGTGTCTTGGCCACTGTCTTCCTCCGCCTCCGGGCAAACATGGTTTGGAATTTCTTGTTCTAATACTAGCATAGAACAGACAGAACACTTGAACAGCTTTGGAGCAGTAAAGTTATTCTGAGCTGTACCACCAATAGGTACGTCTGCATCAATTGGTGTGTAGTCAGAAATAATCTCTGTGGCTACAAAAAGCTCTGGTGGAAATGGCCCACGAGCTGAATACGCTGATGAGGGGATTGGGTGCCCCTGCTTTGTTATTACCCTCGTTACTCTCATTATTAAGCTGACTCAGCTGGTGCCGTAGATTTTTTCTTTCTGGCGGGCTTAAGCTTTTCTACAACAACCTCTTCAACAACATCTTCTTCAATAGGCCTAACATTGTAAGGAAGTCTATTTTTATGGTAAAACTTAGGGAGATGTTCGTCACAGAAAGTTTGTGTAGGAGTACCTAAATTTTCTACAATATAGGTAGATTTATTGTAACAATTTATGCATAATGCCATATTTATGGTCCTTTCGAAGGTCTTATCATATCTTATATCTTGTTCCGTGTTGCATCAACCCTGTATTTACTGGTAAGATTGTATATAGAGGGTCAAACCTCAACACTAACTACGTAACAAAAGAGTTGCAACTAGCTTGGCAGACAGACGCCGAGCTACCCTAGACTGGGTGACAGGCAGTCAAAGGTTCGGGTTGGCTTTCTAGCCTAGGAGATAGTGTGATTATTAATGAAGAAACAATTGTAAAAATAAAGGTTACTTTGATGGCAGCAATGCTACTCATAGTTACGACAAATCAGGCCTACGCGGTCTACAACCGGGTTGATACGCCCACTGTGAGCACTATCGAAGTTATAGTTGATCCTCTAGATAAGTATCGGGAAATGACTAAGTTTAGTCCTACGGACCTAGCAGACATGCTTGAACAGGTTGGTTTTAAGGGTTACTCCCTAAAGCTAGCTTGGGCAGTAGTTATGCGAGAGTCCAGAGGCAACTCAGGTTCCCACAATAAGATGTCTTCAACAGGAGATAACTCCTATGGACTATTCCAGATAAATATGCTGGGTAGCCTAGGAGAAGATCGAAGAGAAAAATTTGGTATTAAATCTAATGCTGAACTATTAGACCCAGTTACAAACGCACAAGCAGCCTTTTACATGACAGGTCGTGGAAAAGACTTTGCGTCTTGGGGTCTAGGACCTAATGCATATGACGGTACAAGTTCTGAATCAGCAGTTACTGACTGGTTTGATGACTTTCCTAAGTAAATAGAAAAGGCCCCGAGAGGGGCCTTTTTTATTACCTACCTATGCCCTGTCGTCTTAAAATTTGCTAATCTTCCTGCTTTTATTTTTCTTCCAACGTATCCAACTCTGTCCAGAGGTTTTGGAGTTACTTCTAAAGGGCTGTCAAATTCTTGGCTTTCTTTAAACTCTGGCTGAGAAACGGCATCTTCGGTACCTCCTTCTACTGGCAATGCACGGGGATGTATTTTGTATTTAGATACTTTAGTTATATGTACCTTTCCACCGGCTTTTACAGGAAACTCTTTTTCATGATTATCTTCATCATAAACATCTGCTTCTTTTAAAATATCTTGGTCTGTTTCTTTATCATCTTTATGTACATATCCTTCTACTAATAAGGCATGTAAACCTTTGTTTCTAGTAGAAGTTGAGTCAAGATACGTTTTTCCATGAAAATCTCTTGTTGCATTTCCTGATGCCATTCCCATAGCTACGTCTCTATCCCGGCTCCAGTGACCGCCCACATCTTCTAAGTCTAAGCTTTCCATGCTTTGGTCACCGAGGTGGCTTGCATGAAGCCCTCTGTATACACGTATGAACTGTGGGCCAAGATGTGAAGGTAAGGGCATACCTAAAAACTTAGGTGGAGTTTTAACAACTTCTTTTGTTTGTTGTTTAGGAAAAAGATCGGAATCGTTAAAGTCTGCCATAATTATTTTTTTGGTGGTTTAGGTGGAGGACTTCCGGCAGCCGCTGCTTTAATTTTAGGTTTCTTAACAACTACGCTTTCACCAGATGCCCGATTACCTTCTGTAGGTAGTCCTATTTGAGGAATGAACGTATCAAACTGTCCCATTATTTCTTCTTCCCAGCTCTACGCTTGTTTTCTTTACCTACGTTTTTAGAATGACTCATAGCTTGTAGGTTAGACATTTTGTCGTGACCCTTACGGCCACCATTGTCTTTGTGATCTACGTCAGTATCTTTAGATAACTTTCCGTGCTTGTCTTCATAATCTGCGCGAGCTTTGTTCTTAGAAGTGGTGTGCCATTTGCCATCTTTACCTTTTGTCTTATAGACATAGATAGGACGCCCACCGTTCTCTTTAGAGCCCTTATACGGACCAAACTTCTTTGTCTCAGCCATTACTTGCCTTTTTTCTTTGCGGCAGCCATATTGTCTACTAGATTAGGGTAAGGGCGACCTGCAGCTTTGGCACGTGCCTTAGCTGCAGACTTCTTCTTAGTAGAAAGCTTCTTATCTTTTTTACTTGGGTCTGGTGTATCCCAAACTTCTTTTTTAGCCATTAGCAGTCCCACTTTCGTAGAGCTAACGCTTTACGTGTTGGCTTGCCATTCTTTTCCATTGGGCCAGGCATACCACCCATACGTGCACAGAAAGATTTACGTCGTGCTGCAGACTTAGGTGATTTCTTTGCTTCTTTAGCTGACACAGGTGGTTTAAGGTTGTGACCTTGCGCCTTAGCAGAAGCTCGACCCTTAGCGTTTAATCCGCCTTCTGGGTTCTTGCCTTCTTTACGTTGCCATGCTGGTGATTTAGCCATTAGTGCTCCTCATGTTCTGACCTAAGCTTACCACAATCTCTACAGGTAAACCGGTCGCTATCTTCTAAGGATCCTTGATCTTGCAAAGTATTTTCGTGCATATGTACTTGTTTATAGCTAGAAAGCGTAACACCGTAAGAAGTAGACGCCTTTACTACATCTGGGTGGTTCCACGGACGTGCTGACTTAGAGCTTCTATCAGAGACAGACATACGTATGCGTGGTGATCCGTTTCCGCTTCTGGAACCAAAGTAAAGTTCTTTACGGTTGCGACCCATTACGTACTAGACTCTCCGCTAGCACCACGACCATATCTTTGTGTTGTAATGGCGTTATCGCCACCTTGGTCAGGTTCTAAGCCGTGAGCCCAATCAGCGTACTCATGGGCGTTATACCGTAAGTTTTTTGGTAAAAGTACACGGTCAGGTTTAGCAATGAATGCGTCATTCCTAGCCATGGTTACTCTGGATCTTTTGTAAACTTAGGTTTAATTCCTGGTAGAACTCCAGCATTAGCAGATAGCTCGTAAGCTTCGTCACCGGTAATATGACCGCCGGCATGTGCAGCAGATATGTCTTCTAGGCTTCCGTGTCCGTAGTGGAATTCAGGTTTTGGTCCTACATTCATACGCTCTGAAAGAGTTGAAGTATCATCTGCTACTGGACCATTTAAAAATACTTTAGACTTAGAATCATCCGTTGAAGGGATCTTTGCCTTATTGGCCTTTTCAGCTTTGGTAATTGGGCGTGTAGGCAGTTCGCCATCAGTAACAGGTGCACCAGTACCAACACGTCCGCTACGCGGTTTAGGAGGAATAAATGTTCCCGCAATCTTTGCGTGTTCGTCACGAGAAGCTTGAGATGCCTTTTTTGAACATGCTCTACAGCCGCTTGCAATAGTTCCGGTTTCTTCATGTCTTTCGTGTGCAGCAGCTCGACGATATTGTTTCTTATGTTCTCCGTAAAGTGGGTTTGGCACAGGATCGCCTTGTGACATAGGTACTCCAGAGAAATCTGGACCGGCAGGTAGGGGCTTTGGATCAAATCCTCCAGCACCCTTGATAGGTGCAGCTGGTTGCTTGTTGATTGCAAGACCATTTGCAGTAATTGATGATTCTTTTCCTTGTATTAACTTACGAAGAGACGCAACTGGTGACTCACCAGTTTGTAGGCCCTGTTCAATAATATCTGCATGGTGAATCGCATTTTCAGGAATACTGTGCTTTTCAAATACACGTCCCTCATGGGTATTGTATGGGTGAAAGCCTTCATGTATATCATCTCCTGTTAGAGGATGTTTTAATTCTGCATACTTAGTTGTACCGTCTTCATTTTCACCTACTGGTACAGAACCTTTAAATCCTACATGGCTGCCTTCTAAATCAAAACCTGGGTGCTCAGGATGATCTGTTTGGCTGAAAGGGATAGCCTCACCATTAGATGCCCTGAACTTATCAGTCTTAATGTCAAGATTTCCTAGGGCGGCATTATAACGGTAACCTGTGCCAGGTTCTTTAGAATTTTCAAAGCGTTCACGATTTTGCATAAAGCTATATGCGGCTTCTTTACGGCTATCAGCTACATTTGCGTTGCCGCTAGCATACTTGTCCATATTTGCTTGTGCCTCTGCATCATCCCCAATTGTTGCCGTATGTCGAATATATGCATCACGAACGTGAATACGTCCTTCAGGATGTTGATGGAAAGTTGGACTATTGTAAACTGATGGTGAAACTCCAGCATTATCTGCGGAAATACGTGCGCGTAACATAACCTCAGGTGAGTGGGTCTGAAGTCTCTTTCCTGACTCCTCAAGCTTTTGATTTCGTGCAGCAGCCTGAGATAGATCAACTAGTTCTTGTTCTCTAGTTCTTCCATTTGTTGGGCGAGCAGAAATATTGTTAAAAGTTAACTGACGTGTTCCAGTTACAGCTGTACGATTGTTTCGTAACCTTCTGTCATCTGCAGCAAGTTGTGCGTCTGAGGCTTCTTCAGGCTTATTCATCAAACGTTCTGGAACTACAGCTGAATCATCTTTAGCAATTTGTGGTTGTGGGCTAGGTTGGATCTTAACTCCAGGCATTTCTTCATATGACTCAGAAGATGTGTCTTTATCTACGTTTTCGTTAAAATATCCACCTGCAGGCACTGGATGGTACTTATCCACACCAGAACGAAGCTTAGCATGTCGCTTCTGCATTCTTGCAAAAGCTGCTTTACTTTCATCCCCAGATGCATATTCTGTATCTAAATGCTTTAAGCTTTCAGTTTCAATAGTGTTATTTACTGAGTCAGCATACTTTTGGCGCTTTTCATGCTTAGCTTGAAGTTCAGGACTCTTGTAGATTGGTTGAATATCCCAGTTCTTTTTTGCAACCATAGTTGTGCTTGAAGGACCTTCTTGGTACTCAGGCCTTACATTGCCTTCTTTATCCCAAAGATCTTGTTGATCAAATGGAACTGTGCGGCTATCTACTTTAGCGGCCTTAGGATTGCGCTGACCTTTTTCAGAACGTGTCTTTGCAAGATCAGCTGCACCAGCTGCTCTAAGGTCTTCGTCTACATCTGTATCAACGTCATTTTTTCCAGCAATTGTAAAAGGTTCTTTTTCTACTACAGGTTTTACTTTTGCTGTTACATCTACGTTTTCTGATTTTGTTTGTTTAAACGTTCCTTCTTTAGTGCTAGCAGCATAGTTATCTACATCTCTGTTTTCTACAGCCCCTGTATTTCCAAGTCCTTCTAGTTGAGGTGCTGTAGGAACAATAGACGATGGTCGATAGTTATCTTGATTTGCTGGATCTACGGGTGGCTTTTCAGGTAATTTTGGAATAACTGAAGTTTCAGTGACTCCGTTTGCCTGTGCATTTTTTGTATCCTTTTTAATATTTTTCTTGCCTGTAGAGTCTACAAATTTAGCTGAGCCGCTTGTAATAGAATCAACAATATCGCCTTCTTTTTCATATGCTCTCCACTTATCTGGAAAGCTGCCAGGTCCAGCCGCAAGAGCTGTTTCTCTCAGTGCATTTAAGTCTGTGGTGTCATATGTAATTCCGTTTACTGAACGAAGATTGCCTCCAGATTTTTCCTGTGATTTATTAAACGCATTTTCACCAGAAAGCATATCGTGACGTGTTTGCCATGTTTTTTGCTCATCAGATACATAATCAGCATCTCGAAGTGCATAGGCAGGGCCGGGATCAAAACCAGTGCTTGTTGGAGATGGTTTAAACTCTGGGTCTACCCCTGTTGGCTTTACATAGCCCTTAGATAACAAGTTTGATGTTGGCTTACCGTAGTCGGTATCAAACGCTACGCCATTAATCATGCGCATAGTAGTTGTTGATATGTCTGCGGCAACTTCTTTACGGCGCTTTTCCGCACCAACTTTTCTATCAGATCTGCCTTTAGCAGCAGTTGCAGTTCCTTCAATTTTTGATTGTTCTACACGGGCTTGACGCTCAAGGGTAGGCTGTATTAAATCTGAAGATGGTGGAGTTGGTTTTGCTGGAAGGCCAAAACTTGCATCAAGTTGCTGACGAAGATTTCTTTTAACAACCTTACCTTTTCTACGGTTCTTAATTATTTCGTTTGGGTTGCCTTCAGGTACTTCTGCGCCAGCAAGGTAGCTCGTAGCTCCGACAGGGACATAAGCGCCACGTGTGTTAGTAGCTGGTTCTATAACGCCTGTTTCTTGAGCTTCATCAATAATATTCTGCTGTAAGTATTTATCCCATTGTCCAGCCATTATTTTTTACCGTCATCATTTCCATCGTTGAGGTTATCTGTTCTAGATTTTACAAGAGCATCTATAGAATGAGATGCTTGTTTAGGCATGTAATCTTTGCCTGGTTTTTGTCCTTCTTCCATATATGAATTATATGTATCTTGATCAATATTGCCAGACTTTAATGCTTCGTCATAGCCGCCCGCACCAGTTTTGCGTGGGGTGTATCCTTGGAACTCACCATCTTTAGGTTGAGTAAGAAGTGGGTTACCACCTTCACCTTTAGTTATAGGTCCTGGTTGAAATGTGGGCTTAGGTACTTTAGTTTTAGTTTTATTGCCGTCATTTTTATTCTTAAGTCTATTTTCCCAAAGTTCTCTATCACGATCAGTAACGTTTTGGGTCGCTCTTAGGCCAGCAACTGGACCTAAAGTCATGCCGCCTTTTTTTGCTTCTTGCAGTCCGCCCTCCATGTATTGCTTAGCCAACTCTGGACGTAAGTATGGGTAAGTTTCATTACCGTTTTCATCTTTAATTTTTTTAACTTTTCCACTTACAACATCTGGATGATTGTCATCGTATTTTTTAGTATAATCATCATGAGAATCAAGAGTTTCTTGGCGCAAGAATTGACCGTTGGCTACGTTACCTACAACGCCCCATTTAGCTCGGCTTTCGTTTCCTTTTTCTTGTACTCTAATTTGTTCGTCTGCACGGTGAGAGATTAAAAACTTCTGTGTTGCTACTTGACCGGCCCATCTTCCAAGATTTGCTAATCCACCCATGCCACCGCTACCGCGGTTATTTCTTGCTTGAACAAAGCTTTGTCCGCCGGTAAGAAAATTGGACATTGAGATTACCACCTATTCCGTGTCTATGGAAAGAATTTTAGCAATACCGCCTTGATTTGTAAGCGCAACAGTATTTTTATTATAATGATGTCCGCAGAAGGCTAAATCCCCATATGGGAGAATAACCTCGTATATTGCCTTTGCAGAACAAGAATCACATTGAACCAGACCCATCCCCTGATTCTCCACCAGTTGATTCATTTCCGCTAGCTGTGTCATCGTTATCCGTTCCTTGATTAGATGTTGAACCAGTATTAGATCCGCCATAAGATCCTCCGCCATAATATCCTAGGCCATACATGTACGGCGCCCAACCTATAGCGGGCACTTGGAACCCGCCTCCCAATCTACCTACGGTAGCCGTGCCTCGACTACCTAGGGCAAATTGATGATGCTCTCTGCTAATGTGTGTCATAGGTATATTGTCTCACTAAAGCAAAAAGCCGGGAGCGTTAACTCCCGGCCATTTGTTTGTGTTGAGAAGCTTATGAGGCTGTCGCAAACGGTGTAACTGTAATTGTAGCTGTTGTAGCAACTGAGGCTGTTCCAGCCGCTGTTGACTGAGTCTTGATTGTTCCAGCAACGCCTGTCAAACCAGCAACAGAAAGTGATCCTGTTGATAGTGTTCCTGTAGTTGTGGTTGTGTAAGAGACAGTATTTGTAGCAACTGCTGTAACTGTGAATGTACCGTTGAGCGCTGTATCTGGTGACGCAAGGCTTGCAACTGTAATCTGTGTACCTACTGGGTACTTAGCACCAGCACCTGTTGAGGTGATTGTTGCTGTTGTTCCAGTACGTGCAACTGCTGTAATTGTTGAAGCTGCGTTTGTAGCTGCTGTAGCTGTAGTGATTGAAGCTGCTTCGTAACCAGCATCCTTAAGCGCATCAAGAGCAAGAGCAGTTGTCTTACCAACTACTGAAGGTACTACGATGTAACCAAGGCCTGCACCATCAGCTGCTGAAGCTGCTGTTGTTGACTGAACTTTTCCGTACCACTGTCCCGTAATTTCACCAGCGTTAGCTGCGTTAGTTACTGTGAAACCAAGCTTGTTAGCTGTAGCAACAGTTGCTGCTGAAAGATTGTAAGCTGAAGCTGTAAGACCAGTGATGTTTACAACATCTCCTGCAGCAAGTTTATTTTGTGATGTGTAGGTAACAGTTGTTCCGTTACCTGAAGCTGCGGTAATCATATAGTTACCTGCTGCTTCGATGTATCCTGGAAAATTAGCCCACTCAGCTTCAATGTCTGAGTGATTTCCAAGTGCTGCATTTAAGCGTGCACTAGGTACTGTAGTTGTAGTTGTCCACTGTGCATTTTGTGCTGCACCGTATGCAACTGTTGCTGCTGGAGTTCCATCAGCACGTTCATCATTTGGTAGGGCTGGGCGTGATCCCCATACGAAATCGACGCGTAAATTTCCTGCGGAGTCGGTAGCATTACCGTTGTTGTTAACTCCAGCTGTTTGTGCAGCAATTGCTACTGCTTCTGCTCCGGTACCGCTGGGAGACCCAACAGCTGCCGGTTCGTTGTAACTTGACATTTGTATTCCTTCACTTGATCAATGTGAGTGTCCGGGATTGGACAGGAACAATGGTCTCAGAAATTATGCCTCTTGTACGTATGTATGTATTTCTCCGCCAGAATAAATATCGTGTTTGATGGCTATACCTATAGCTTTGGTAAGAGTTTTTTCAGCAACCTGAGCAGATGTTATTTTTGAGAAGTTCATAGCCTCAAGTGCACCTAGAGCGATATCCCCACCGCTACCTGAGTAGTAAACATTGCGGGCTTCTCTATCCCAGCTGTAGTCTTCAAAGATTGGGTATATTACGCCACGTACTGCGATGATAAGACTTGAGTCATGCTCTGCAGCCGCACCATCATCTTTACCTTCATAGCCTGCATCTTGAAATGCTTTACGAAGTGCGGGAATAAAGATAGTTGTCATCCATTTATCTAAATCTTCATTTAATTTAGGTTTTGGTGCTTTCCAACCAAACTGTGCAATATTTCCACCGCGGGATGCACCAGAGACGGCAATTAAGATTCCGTTGTTATTAACAATCTTATGTGTAGCTAAATCCATGTAACGACCAGAGTCATCTGATGCGCGACTATCACAACCTATAACGGCCCAGCCATCACCCTGTATTGCTGCAAGCGTGGTCATGGTAACCCTCTCTAGTAATGCCTTAGAGTATCACAGATACTCGCCAAAGCCAAGTTCAAAAGTCTCGCCCCTAGTTCGAGGTAGCTGACCATATGAAGTATCTAACCATGGGTGGCCAGATAACACTTGGGTAACAAATTCATTAGTTGAGTCCATCATCTTAAGTTGTTCCCACAATTCAGAGTCAACACCGTCATACTGTATCCATGAGTAACTAGCCCTACCGCCGGAGCCGGGGTCTGTCATTACAATTACAAGTGTTTCAGTGTTCTGGTTGTAACAGCACTTCTGAGCCCTTGGGCGGGGTCCTCCAGCCGTTGGGGCATAGATCTCCTCATAACCTGGTCCACAGACTCTGCTACGCTCTCTATCGGCCTTCAGGGCCGCTGCAACGGATGCGTAGTTATCTGGGTCAACCTGTGGCTGAAATCGACTAGCCCTGTACTTGTCAGACACTACTCTCCGCCCCAACCACCACCACGAAATACTGCAGGGGTAGCTGACCATACACGTGACATAGTTGTTTGACAACAGGTAGGTTCGTGATCTTCACCAAACTCTCGGTAGATCTCTCGTACCATTCCACATGCATCACATTTGTAATCGTAGTTAGGCATTAGTCAATGCACTCCTTACATCTTGCAGTCGGATTCTTAGTTCCTACAGGTGTAGTAAACATCACCCCACAATTGAAACATAACACATCTAATTTTAATTTTTCCATAATTTTCCAAACTTTTGGCGGGAAGCCTTTGTACTTACAATAATAGAGCAGTTTAAAGACGTACTCAGGTCAATTGTAACAGACTATGAGATTTCGATAGTCTTTGCTTTCTTCTCTTCTGGTAGTTCTTGCTTCAAGAGAATACGAAGCATGCCATCCTTCATCTCTGCACTATCGACTACAACGTACTCAGCTAAGACGAAGTCTTGCTTGAAGTCGCGGGTAGCGATACCTTTATGTACATAACTGTCTACAGATGGTAGTGCGGAGCCTTCTACAGTTAATGTGAGCTCTTGTACAGAGATTTTGATATCTTCCTTAGAGAATCCTGCTACAGCAATCTCAAGGACATAGTTGTCCTTTGACTTATAGATGTTGTATGGAGGATACCCTGCTGTCTTAGTATTTGCAGAGACATGCTTGAATGTATCAAAGAGTGGATCAAATCCGATTGCCCATCTATCAAACTGTGGGAATAGGGATGTGATCGTTACTTGCGAGTCTAGCTTTGGGATCTTTGGGTATTGCTTTGGTTCTTCCCAAATTGACGATGATCGATATGGATCTTTAGGATTTGAGAATTGAGATCCTGGGTTCATTGGTAGTGCCATAATATATCTCCTTAGACGATATAAGTTAATAGAGGACCATTTGGCTCCTCTATTATAATTATAGCGTATTTTGAGACATTGATAGATCCTCAACTTGCATACCAGTATAGTTTTGAATCATCTTTGCTAAGAAGGCCTTATTAGGCTCACCTAATCGATCATAGTTGCCCATCTCGACACCGGATGACTTTAACCATTTACCTGTGGAGCCACAGTTGCATAAAGATTCCCACATATCAAGTTCTACATCGTAATAGAGTACCCAAGGCCTAATACCAGTTAGGCCCGTCTTCTTACTACCAGGTTCTCTAAACTCTATGACTAACGAGTTAGTTTTTCTATGGTAGCCAATTCTCCAGGCTCTAGGGTAACCAGAGGTAGTAGTTGGGGCTGTCCGCTCCTCCCACCCTGGACCAAAGGTACCGGAGTCAAATAGATCTTCTTCTGCCTCATCGCCCTCAGCTTCGATATCACGATACTCTTCAGCAGTTCCATACATGGCTATTCCATAAGCCTGCTTTTTTTGCAGCTCATCATCACTTGGACCAAACTTACCTGGTCCACGCTTTCGTCTATTAATATCCTCGTATGCCATAGGGGTATCTTACCACTGCCTGGAATTACCCGCACCCTTGAAAAATTTTGCTTCAACAACTCTATGATCATAGGGAGAGCTTCCCCCGCCCCCAAATTACACATTTGTGATCTGGGCCACTGTATTTCATCCTTAGTCCCAACAGCTTGCATTACCTGACCGTTTGTTGGGTGGCTTGGGTCTTAAGGGTAGGGGGGGTCAACGCATTATTTACCAGCGTGTAACCCATGAGGGGCAATTCGTAAATCGGATAGGACTTTCTTCCTACACCTTCGCTCTATCGCAGGCTTTCGGGTCTGCGATAGGGAGTGGGTGTGGGAAACGGAAGTACCACATACCAGGAGGGAAACATGTCAAAAGAGATAATGGCGCAAGCCATCTCCGCTGTACAGTTACATCAGGGCACTAACGAGTCCCTGAAAATCAACCTTATCGAGGCGATAGTTGCCTTGTTTAAGGCTCATCCAACTGCCACACCAGCAATGGTGACTGCGGGCTATGACTCGAAAGACAGCAAGTCTTTCGTAGGTCGTGCTCGTGGAGCATGGCTATGCCATAAGTCTGGCATTGCTGCTGGTGACCTCAATGTGTTGTTCATTGCTAATCACTATGACGACATCAAGGTTATGCCAACTGCTAAAGAGCAGAAGGATGAAATCTTGCGCGTGTATAAAGAGGTTAGGGCTACAGCAAAAGCCTTAACAGCCTCTAACAACGCATCTGGTAAGGCGTCTATCGACGCAATCACAGAACTTAACAATGCCATCACGGCTGTTAAGAATCTGCCTCTAGTAGGGGGAGCGCCATTTATGGCTAAACTCGCCCTTGCTAAGGCATCATTGGCTGACCTTGAGGCAATGGCTCTCAATGTTCAGACAATTAAGGAAGGAAGCCTAGTCTAGGTTTTCTTTACGACCTAAGCATGTCGTTAAACTGCTTACCTAGGTGGGAAGGCTGGGGCTTATGTCCCAGCCTTTCTCTATGTACATAGACATCTATGTGCGTAGAGAAGGGCTAAGTGCTACACGGAGAGCAAGCCAGCAATCGCATTGTTGGAAACCGAGTGTAGAACCACACTTAGCAGTAGGGAGAGAGTCCGATTCCAACTAAATGTCTAACAAGCCCCCAGCCGACCCCTTCATAAGTGGGCTGGGGGCTCTTAGGCTACTGGTCTGTATGGCTGGTAGCCGTGTATCAACAAGACCAGGTCTGACACTAGTGGCTTGGTCTGTTATCAGGTAGTTGGTGATAGATACATAGGGAGGCAAGATTCGCAGTATTCCGGGCGTATGACTAGAGCATACAAGTCATAGAGATTACGGTCTCTTTGGCATGCCATCACGACGGTAACCAATCCGTGACTGCGTCTATCTCTATGTATCGCTCACTCTCTACCTGAGAGTGTTCCAACACAAACAATCGCACCCTAAGGAGGTTGCTATGTCTGAGTTCAACATGAAGGTTATCTCTCCGTCAATACATTTGGCGGACATGTTAAATGGCGAGTGTAATTGCTCGCCTGCTGAAAAAGAAGCAGTAGTAAATACTGTTCTCGCACAGGGCGTAGCCTATGAGCGTCTTATTCGGCACTTAAAACTGCTGAAAGGCGGTACATCAGATGGTTATACCTATGACCTTGCCTCTGACCTATTAGATGAGTTCCTACTTCGGTAGGGGGTGAAAGGCAGATAGGTAACCCCTGTCTGTCCCTCACTCTCTATCTGAGAGTAATAACTAGGAGGTTGCTATGGAAAAAGAATGTGCTGTACAAAGCTGTACATCAACTGAGTTAGTTTACTCAGGTACTGCTGCTTTCATGCTTGGCGGTATCCCCACCGAGAAGTATTGCTATGCCTGTGCCAATGCTTACGCACAGATTCACCAAGTAATGAAGGCTATCAATGCCTAAAAAGTCCCCCGCAAAAATTTCCCCCAAGAAAGGAGGAGAACTATGATGTGTATGCTATGTAAGGAGAGAGCAACTCGCACGATTGAAATTAGAGGCTTATTCCCACAACATGTGTGTGAACGACACTTCGCACTACTAGCACCCGCTATTAAGACTGAGTACTACCATGGAACGGAGCAATTAGTATGAGTCGTCGTGAAGAAAAAAAGCATCACAAGGTGTGCTTCAACAAGCGTCTAGATGATTATCTATACAATAACGCTGAGCCTGTGTATTGCCGCAGGTGTAGCACCTATTTTGATTTCAAGATGGTATTAGTAGGAAGGAGGTTAGGAAGATGAAATATCTATGGCAAGCAATACTTCATCGCTGGTATATGGGCTATTGGCCTACCCCTAGGCAAGAGATAAGCCTGAGTAATGGCTGTTTAGTTTTTACAAATGAGATGAATTTGAGTGACTGGCAGATGGATCAATACATTGACCCCGTCATTCATAAAGAAATAAACAGGTTCCTAGAAGATGTATTGGAGGAGTAATGGCTACATGTATTTACTGTGGTACTGAGTATTCAATAGCACGACAAAAGTGTGGTTATGACTGGTGTATGGACAAGGTGTGTGTATCCAAGGGCATAGCAGGTGCTATGGCTAACTATCGCCTTGTTCTTATGCCCAAGCAAGGCTTTACATATGTAACAGTAGATAGTCCTGACCTCAAGCATGGTAGGTCATCAGGTAGATAGCCAACACAAACATTCCCCCCGCTCCAGTATGAGTCGGCGGGTACACAGGAATATGGGTGAAGATCGACGCATCAAGTAAGTCATATTGCCCTGTGTACCTCCCGCCCTGTATTGGGCATCCTACAACAGAAAGGTAACAAATGATCATGTTCTACAATGGGTTCAATCTATTGATTGACATCCTTCTGATCATCATCACATACAAGGCAACAAAGTACTTCATCATAGCGGGTATCGCTGATTACTTCTATGACGAGGGGCAAGATGAGACACTTGCGATGATTGACGAAGGTAAGTTATACAAGCAAGAGTGTGATGGCAAAATGCTATGGACATACTCAGAGTGAGTGTCTATGATGGCACACAGTTGTGTGCTCAAGTTGATTCCGAGCTTTTCTTCCCTGAAGATCGGAAAGAATGGAAGTCAAACATAGCACAGGCTAAAACTATCTGTGCTCAATGTCCAATGTTCAAGGCTTGTGATGTCTATGCCAAATCATTCCCCGGACTCTATGGTGTGTGGGCTGGTAAATGGTATGACGGAGCAGGCTTTGTATCTCAAGCACCATATGTAACAACTAACAGAAAGGTAGCGTAATGGTACTAGATAATGGAACAACACTAGCCATAATGATTGCTCTGCTGGGTTCAGTAACAGTCATGTGTCTATTCTGGAAAGAAAACATCAACCAACACAAACAAATCCGCGGCCTACAGGCAGCCTTACGTGATGAAAGGAAGAAGAATGCCGGATGTCGATGCTCTAGCAAAGTTAGCTGAACTACGAGAAGCACACAAACGACTACAAGATGAACTGATTGACCTAAAAATCACAGTACATACACTAAGGTTAGAGAACACGCTACTAAAAGATGTTGACAATGTCTAAAGACGAAGAACTACAGTATCTGGAAGAACAACTAAGCATGGTGCTACTTAATTACAGATTAAAACTACGCAACATGGAGAGGATGAACAAATGGCAGGAAATGTTAAATCAGACAAAGAACTAAGAGCAGCAGGTTATATGACCTCTGCTGAGTTTGTAGACAGGCTTGTGCCTGGACTCAAGCAATACCTCAAGCACAACTGGGGTGTTCACCCAGATGGCTTGTATCATCCCGAAGATTTATTCTCTAACGCAGAGATCTATTTAGAAGTAGCCAGACATGTTGTTGGCGACTTCGGTGTTACACCACACAAAGAATAGTCTTATGTGAGGGAGCCTAGTCATGCGGAACTAGGCGGGGTGGGGTTGAGAGTTTGAGGGAGCTCTCCCCCACCCTATTTTTCTATATGATGCGATAGTAACGTAACGCGTTACTATCGGATTGTATAGACAATCCAAGGAACACTACTGGACCAATGAACAGGCGAGGAATGGAGGCTGCTAAGGCTCTGAACTAGGCATCCCTATGAGAATAGGTAACCCTACTGTAAGGCTGAACCCCCGGCCGGACCCTTAACACTCGATACAACTTCGTGGGTGTATCACTGTAATGGCTATGTACAGCGACCAAAAGAAATAGGTAGTGCCAGTCAAAAGACACAGAGCATGTGGTCTATAAAACATGTACCAACACAAACACGCACCACAATACACACCCAGCCGGGTGCGTATCCACGTACAAAAGGAGGGCCAGCAATGGCTACAACTAAAGTAATTGCAACAACTTGGGCTAAGAAAGATCTAGTCGCTAAGTTGAAAGCAACACTCAAGCGTATGGATGCAGAGATAGTTGAATGGGATAAAAACTACTCAACTCTCGATAAGCGTCAAGAGGCCTGGGATAAGAAAGCTGAAGCATGGGCTAAAAAGAACATGTCTAAAGCAATTGACTTCGACTTCAATGCTGGAGGATACAAAGGACCTTATGTCTCTGTGTTCTTTAACCAAGCAACGTTCGAAGCAGTAATGGGTGAGCGCCCTAATCAAGGTCGTAAACCTCAGTACAAAGACACTAACTATAACAACAATGTTAGTGAGTACGAACAAGTGGAAAATGCTATCGCTCTAATCGAAGGTGCAACTGATACTGAATTCAAGATCACTTCGTCTTCAACATGGGCATCATTCATCCGCTAAACAACTTAATAACGCCTAGCGCGGTTGGTTTCTATAGTTCTTCCTGAGGTAAAAGAACTCCTGTCCTGAGCATGACAAGGCTAAACTGCTCATCATAGATAGCAAAAGGCACATAGGTAGCTCGCAATACCCCAGTTGATACAAGGATCACATACTGAACTAACGAGAGGTATGTATATCTGAGTACTTGTTCCTGTTAGCATAGTGCACGCCGCGTAGAGCGATTGGGGGATGTAATGTCCCCCATTATTAAGTTGCCATGTTAGGTGCTAATGGTAAATAAAGTTGAGTGGGTTACTGATAATTCAACTAACACCGCCTCGTTGCCTGTGTGTCTTTTACTGTCTATGACAGTGTTCCAACATAAACATCGCCCACTACAGAAAGGATAGCAATGGAACTAGAACCATCAGACTTAGGCAAAGATGATGACCTAAGCCAGTTTAAAACTGTACCTGAACACAAGACCAACATACTTCCATTACGTTGGTTTGCTAACGCATGTAACCACATGTCTTCGCCTGTTCTATACAGAGCACTATGGCATGAAGACTCCGATGAATACTACTATGGAGAAATATCCAGAGTAGGTCGCATGTGGTGGAAGTTGTACAACTTAATAGACGCACCCTATCGTAGATGGGGCACAAGTTATCGTATGATCTTTGACGATAATGACTAGCGTGTTTGATATAGAGCCTTGCGAAGTGTGTCATCGCAATGCCTTTTCTTGTGAGTGTCCGTGCACTTGCACTGACAAAACGTGTGATGAATATCATGCAGATAGGGGTAACTAATGACAGAGCTAGTAGGTAAATATGTACAGACTCCAGACGGAGTTCAGTATGTATGGCAAGAACAAGAAGTACCTTCCCCAACGTTTGACAACACGACAAGTAAACTACTATTCTTAATAGAAGCAGTGCTATTTCATGGCTGCACCCGCAAAGAAGCATTGATGCTATGGGATGATGGCATCGATACGCTGTATGACAGCGTCTCAACACAAACAAACCAAGCCGAAAGGATGGACAAGTAAATGGCTACAAAATCAAAAGGTAATCGTAATGATAACCGACCAAATGGCAAGGCCGCCAAGAAGAATCCAGGCCCTGCTCAACCACCAAAGACTAACTTCGAACATATTAATGGACGAAGCCCTGCCAATGATGCCAAGCGTGAGGCTTGGAAGAAAGCAGGTGGTCGTTGGAATCACAAGTCAATTCCACATTGGAAGACTGGCAAAGTGTACCAACCATCAAACATCGCACCAGCATTTGATCCTGAGAAGTTACAGGAACTATTAAATGCGTAAGAAGAAAGTTATTGCTGCCATTGAGCAGCAAATACTAGAAGAACACGCTGAACTACACGGCATTGAACAACAAAATGCCCGCGCCTATTACAGTGGGATGATGGATGGCTTAGGCTTTGCGCTTAAGATGTTAAAGCCAACATCCTCTGTGATATCACTCACATCCGTATGGTATACAGATGATGAGCCAACACAAACACTCGAACGGGACCGCGAACGTGTCATCGAGCTTCAATTTGTTGACATGGAGGACCCAGAGCCTGTAATCTGTTACGCAGGCTTATTTGAAACATCGGAGGCAGAATGACAAACCGTATGTTCACATACGCTGAATGGGAAGCCTATTTAGCCAGTGGACGCAAAAAATACGAACGCACATTGTATGACCGTGAGTTACGTATACAACACGCCAATAAATTCAAACGTGGCGGTGATATTCAAATAGTAATACCTTGGTTAAATCGTTTTCCACTTATTACTATTCATCCTGATGACACCATGACCTTAAATGGTGAGCAGGCAACCTCAATGTGGGGTCACCCATACAATCCATTAAAAGCACAAAGCACACGCTACACCTTGTGGAAATACTGCGGTATAGAAGTTGTTCAACGCCAGTTCAAGTTTAGATTATTTGAACAAGACGCTGCATTGACTCCACCAAAAATACAAGGTTGTCGTACGTGTAAACAAATTGGACGTGTTGATGGGTGGTGTAATGGCAATACTTGTTGGGATGTAAATACAAATACAGGCATATGCCCTAAGCATCCTGATACAGCACTATCAGATGTGGAGAAACAACGAAGTAGACACGCCATGTTGTGTGAACATAACGAGTTGTTAAGCCACAAAGTACCACGCGGATACGAATGCTACTCATGTAGTGGCACAGGCAAGCGTGACTATGGTAGCAAACGAGTTTCTTTACTTTGGGACGGTTCCCCAATCAGAGTAAAGGATAGAAAGATATACAAACAACCACTAACTGATCTAGAAAGGATCGTGGCTAGCTATGCTGGACCTACACCTACAGTATGATCCAAACATCTCGCTCCGTAATCATATGACTCATGGTTTACCAGACCATAAGATTACAGGCGACATGTTAGCGGGGGGTTTGATGCCCACCACACTCATCGAGATAACTGAAAAGTCAGAGACTTTTCGTGATGCTGTGATTCATCACATGCTCACCGATGGAAGAATCAATCAACCACAACAACAGCAAGCAATTGAATTGCTTGCTGCTGCTGTGTCAACCTGTCCCGATGACAATGAAACAATGCTACGTATTTATAGTGAATACTTAGCTGCGCTTTCATACGCATGGGGAGAGACCGAAGTTGCAAAACGTGCGGTCTTACGCAACAAACCAGAAAAGGCGGGTAGATTTTTATCCACCGTGGCTACCGCTTTAGATAAGCAGATGGACCACGAGGGTTTTAATACCTTGCTACATAACACAACATCATCAGCACCACACAGGTGGGAAATGCTAGAGTCCCCACAACTATATCCAACAGTCTAACCAACACAAACAAAGGAACCACATGTCAAAAAGTTGGACAAACGAAGGGCCTGATACTGAAGCATGGTTAACCAGTATCACTACCGAAAAAGAAACCGTTGCTGACTTGCTCAGTTGCGGTAACTGTGGTCGCCGTATACAACCAAGTCAAAAAAGCTTGGATGTGTACAACACACGATACAAAAGCTATGAACATTACCACGAAAGCTATGTAGGTTGTTATGAATCTACACGGCCAAGTGGTAAGGTTCGACTGTCGCATCGTTATAAGCCCTGGATGCAAAACGTATTAAGTGACGTTTACACTCCAGAGCCTACACACTGGACTAACTTAGATCAGTAATCGGGCGGGATGACCTACGCGTCAGAAAACCAAATTCCACTGATAAGTTATTCCCCTAGTCTGGTTGGCTAAGCCAACCTCAAGCATACTTGATAGACCCTAGACCCGAATAATTTATACGCTCACGCATTAGTAGTACGAAGTAACTAACTGTATGGGAGATGAGAAGACAAGGTGCGGAGACATCCAGTCCCTGTGCGCAACGGGGGTAAGCCAACCAGACTACTTAAATAGATTGGAGAGCACATGTGTTATGAATGTGATGATGACGACTCAATGCCAGACGAAGAGTTTAGTATCAACATGATTCCTGAAGAGGAACGTGAAGAGTTCTTAGACTATGCTGTTGAGAAGTTTCATAAAGTTATAGAAAAAGCAGTACAGCATGACATCCTGTTTAATCTAATAACAGAATGGCCTGAACATAAGCAGGCCATGTTTACTTTCGCCACCATCATGGAAGATAAGCTTCTGGGTGACGATTAATTTTCCTTACACAACGTAAGGGAACGATACCAATACCAGAGAAGGGGTATGATATATGGATATCGCAATGTTCACTGAATCGTACGAACCAAACATGGGTAACAAGCGACGTCAAGTCCTTGTTGTCCCACATGATGGGGCTGTGCGTATCTATTCTCGCTTGACTGATGGCACTAAAGGCCACAACAGCAAGTGGGAAGAGACTAACCTAGAAGATATCTCACAAGAGATATCGGACAAAGAAACATTGACACGAACACCTGTTGGAGTGTATGTAACTCCAGCAGATAATCGTGCGATGGATTCAAAAGGTTATTCACCAGTGTTGGGTACCAAAGCATGCGACAAGCATGGTAGGGCAATGACAACAACAGATACCACACCAGTTGTAGATATCATTTGTGATTTCTACGAACAAGTCAATGTCGGAGACGACAGTCTGGAGAAATACGTGACGGATAACCGTTCAAGTACAGGCACTACAGTTCCTTTAGTAGTTGCTGTACCAACACAAACAATGGATGATCTAGTACCAGCACAATCGGCACCATCATTCAATGTATCGTTAGCAACAGTTCCCCCAATGAAGTTGGCGGAACGTTATGTGCACCGTAAAGTATACGGTGTTGAAGACTTCAAAGCCTTCGACAAAGCACGATCTAACAATATCAACGTTCTTATCTATGGCCCTACAGGTCCAGGTAAGACTACAGCTGTAGAAGCGTGGGCAGCATCTCGCGGTCTACGTATGGCTACAGTATCAGGTAACGCATCTATGGAATCTCGCCAGCTATTCGGTGGTTTCATTCCTGATGGCATCGGAGGTTACGGTTGGATCGATGGTCCAGTAACTGACGTTGTACGTAACGGTGGCGTCTTATTGCTCGATGAGATGAACTTCATCAGCCCTAAGATTTACACTACATTGTATCCGCTAACAGATGGTCGTCGATGCATTACATTGCTCGATCACATGGGTGAAACAATCGTGGCACACAAAGACTTAACAATCTTTGCAACCATGAACCCAGACTACATCGGTACAACACCGCTTAACTTTGCTATGCGCAATCGCTTTGACATTCAATTGTCGTGGGATTACGATGACGCAGTAGAGGCTAAGCTGGTTTCATCTAAGGCTCTCTTGCTAGTAACTAAGCAACTTCGTGCTGAAGCTGCTAAGGGTCAGTACGAGACACCAATCTCAACTAACATGCTCATCGAAGTTGAAGCGTTCATTAAGGATGCTGATCTTGGCTACGAGTTTGCGGTTGAGAACTTCATTGCTCACTTCAGTGCGGAGGAGCAAGCATCTGTTCGTCTAGTCTTCCAGACACACGAACACAACATCAAGACAGACTTCGGCATCGAAGTTCCAATAACAATGGAACAAGCTGCTACAGTAACTATTGATGAACAACTATCCCAATGGGTAGCAGCACGTCAACTACAACCGAACTAAGTTAGGAACCATATGTATAACGATGATTTATCATCCGAACCGTGGTACCAACAAGAACGTGATGAGGAATCTCAATTACGTTCTGTTAGGCTGAATGCTCTGTGCCGTGTGTACGAGCAAGCAGACCGTGTTCTAAGTGGTGACCCTGTGATTGTGAATGTTGTTGCCGGAGGAAGCGCACCAGCGTGGTCCGATGGAGCATCTATTACATTCAATGCAGACGAGATCAATGACCTTGACTTGGAAGCATTGACACAGATCAACGGCCTGAACTATCACGAGTTGGCTCACCATCTCTATACACCACGTCGTGGAACAACATTCATGAAGTGGGTTATGGAGAATCAATACTTAGAGGCTGCAAATATACTAGAGGATCAGCGTATCGAGACTCTACTTACAGCACGCTATCCAAGTATCATTCCGTATCTAACAGCCACAGTTGCTAGGTGGCTAGGCAACACACCCGAGCATGCTATAGGTAACTATATGCTGGTGCGTGGCCGTAGGTATCTTCCATTGGAAATCAGACAATCATTCAGAGATTTGTTTGCTTTCCCTGATTTACTACCAGCCATCGTAGATATTGTAGATCAGTATCGTACGCTGGCATTCCCACGTGACTATGAGAAGGCACAGAAACTCATCAAGCGATTCAATGATGAGGTCTTAAGTAATCTTGACATGCCACAACTACCGCAAGGTATCAATGGCTGTACGTCACGTGACCCCATTACTAAAGGTCGTCCCGAACCTGGTAGAGCACAGGAGAAGGACGCAGCTAAAGGTTGCAACATGGGTACCGCTGAACCAATAGGTGGTGGTCGTAAGCCAAACCTTAAGTCCAACACAAACCCAACCGAAGGACAAAGCACGGCTGCGGTAAGTGCACCGCAAACATCTAGTGAAGCACTTGACATGCGTGCTAGAAACCAGGAACAAAAACAACCTGGTAACTTATCAGCAGGCTCAGGTCATCACGAAAGTGTTGGCGGTATACCAGACAACGTCAAGGAAATGCTTGAGGATACCATCCAGACAGTGCTAGAACGTAAAGACGTTCAGCAGGATGTTAAGACGAAGCAGAAAGTAATTGTCGGTGGTGATGGTAAGCATGACGACACAATCAAGTCAGGTAAGTTCGATATGACATCTGTTCCTAATGAATCAGTGTTGTTATATCGTAAGTTTGCCCGTGAACTTGAGCGTCTTCGTGATGAATGCGAACCCGCATGGCATCGTGAAGAAGCTAGTGGCCGTCTAAATATGCAACGTGTGTTCAGAGGCTGTGAGATTGACGAAGCCTTTGATCGCTGGGATGAAGGCAATGATGGTGCCGATGTAGAAGCGGTAATCATGATTGACCGTTCTGGCAGTATGGCTAGTGGTCAGAATGACCGCAGAGCATCTGAAGCGTGTTGGACAATCAAGCGTGCACTTGAGCAAATTGGTGCGCCAGTCACAGTCTATGCCTTTGATGATAAGGCTGAGGTTGCGTACAAGCGTACCGAGCTAGCTCACCGTACAAAATACAAGTTCATCTACGGCAATGGTGGTACTAATCCATATACCACTTTACTTGCTGCAGAGCAACTATTCATATCGTCACGACGCAAAAACAAAATGCTATTCATAGTTACTGATGGTGCGTTTGACGCATCCAAGAACGATGAGGTCATTGAGCGTATTGCTAAGCGTGGCGTACTCACAGCCATGACACTAATCATGGCTAATGATGATGCCCAGTACTACGAAGATCGTGGTATGACCGAGAAAGAATTCAGACATGGTGCTGAGATCTTTGGTCGCATCAACAATGCACGAGACCTATTGCCATTTGCCAAGGCAGTAGTAATGGGAGCAATCAAAAAGCGTGGCGGCCGTTAATCCAACACAAACAAAGGAGCAAACATGTACACAATATGGGATAGCCTAAACGAGGAGAACATCGAAATCTTCAATGATTACGACTCTGCTCAAATGTTCTTGTTACACATCTCTGATGAGATACCTGATGGTGGTGCAAACCTAACCATTGAGCCTATCTCTACAGCACAGGAGTGGGCACAGAACAACTGTATTGTACTATCGGCGTTAGTATGAGTTTACGCGAGGATCGTCCTGACATATGGATGAGCGAAATGCTTAAACAACGTGAAGAAGAAAGATATAGTGCAAATAAAGAAATAGTTAGGTCGTTGCTAACTAAACACGAAGCTGAAGATCTAATACCTATGCTACTGGAGGACTAATGGTTAATACCTTTTTACCTTGGCCAGACATAACACGTACAGCTAAATCCTTAGACAATAAGAGACTCGGCAAGCAACGCGTAGAAGCATTGCAGATTCTGAGGGCTAACTTAGGTCTAACTAGTGGATGGAGAAATCACCCCGCAGCCGTAATGTGGCGTGGTCACGAAGGCTATCTCTATATGTATACAAATGCTATGTGCATAGAGTGGAGACAACGTGGCTATGAAGACAACGTGCAAGCACGACTGCAGGAAATCTATGCGGAGCATGACCTACAAGGTTGGGATCCACCCTGGTGGTGGGGCAATGATGAGATCCATAAATCACATCGCTCTAACCTAAAGCGTAAAGATCCGGTTTGGTACCGGTTTCGTGTACGTGGTGATCTTCCATACAAATGGCCTACACCAGACAAATTGTTTCGTGTAGTAATAAAAAAGGAGAAGAAATGATAGTATCACGTAAAGAAGCAGTTGAGTTGATGGCAGGTATGCTCAACAATGACATCAACTTGGAAGGTGAAGAACTTGAAAAAGTTATCTTTGCTGTCAATGAAGACCTTCAAGTACGAGATTGGATGATGGGCTTACCAATCAAGTGGTCATTAGAAGAAAGTATCAAATTCCTGCAATACATGTCTGTGCATACAACGGCGCAAGACTCAGTTCCGTTCATTACAGTACAAGCCATTTTCTACTATGAACTAAGTGAACATGAAAAAGCTATCCAATGCCTCAATTACGCACTACACATGGACAGTAAGTACTCATTGGCTTTATTAGTCAGACGAGTAATTGACGCTGGATGGCCGGAAAGCGCATTTAAACCAATGCGAGACTCTGTCCACCCAAAAATTGTTGCAGAGTGTTTTAGTGAGGAAGGTCAGCAACCAATTCAAAAAGGAGACAAAGCATGGCAACATACACAGTAACAATCCATGATCATATAATCTATGACTATGAGATTGAGGCAGACAGCCGGCAGGAAGCTGAGGCACGAGCTGAAGAAAGCATCATGAATGAGGAGTCTCATCTATGGCGCCAAGATATGGAAGCAGGTTGGACTGAAATTGGGGAAATCTATAACGATATGGATGAGGAAGTTTGACCCAACACAAACAATCGGCTAGAATAGTAAAGGAGAGGTATATGTATGGCTAATGAAGATATGTATGAACTACGAGTAGTATTCCGTGTAAACATTAAGAGATGGCGTATTGATGACCAATCTAATGAAGATAACAGGGAATGGAATGTAGTGGTGTACGACAGAAACCTACAGCAGTGGGTTAACGTAGGTCAACTCAATAGGCCTGGAGAGAACGCGTACATCGAATCAATTGAGGAAATATAAAAGTCCCCCGGAGCGCAATCCGGGGGACTTGAGGGTGTGAACTCTGTTCTATGAGAGCTAACACTCTAATCATACACTAGAAAGGAGAATGTTGTGAAATGCAATTTGCAAATCTCAATATAAAAACTAAGGAAATACGAAAATTAGTGGATGCTTTGGAGGATGCGGGCCTAAAAGTCAGCATAACCAACGGTAAACATCATGTAAAGGTCGTAAATCCTAAAACAAAACAGACAGTGTTCTTTGGACCCCAATCATTAGGAGACCGTAGAGCATCCAAAAATATACTAAGGGATCTTAAAAAAGTAGGGTTCCATGGCAACATCAACTCATAAGGAGCAAATAAATGGCTAAAAAAGTAAGTAGTTTATTCAGTGCGAGTATCGTTAAGAACCAAACAAAAGGTGGGGCATGGTTGGCAACTATTGTGCTAACTGATGAAGGCATAGATGTACCATACGATTCATACCAAGCAGCATGGGCTAATGCTTCGGCCGCAAAACGATGGATCAAAGAGGTGCTTTTAGCAACCACCACACGTAAGTCTGTAAAGATGTTACCTGGCTCTGAACTAGACATCAAGCAAAAGCCTGTTGTATTTGCAGGGGCGGTTACATTCAAGAGGGAGTCATGATGGATATGGAAACAGTTGGTCCATTTAAAACAATCAATGACTTAATGAAAGAACTTAATGAAGGCAATCCAGGAGGCTGTGATTGCGAAAACTGCCAATGTAAACCTACAGAGGGAGAAAGTTAATGCCTAAATACACAGTAATGTTTTCTTCTGAAAGAAATGGTGAACTTAGTTTCACAGCAGAAAATGATCTCGATGCTGAAGACATATACGAAAACTTAATGACGGGGCTTATATATTCAGATGATCTGGATGATGTCAGTGAGCGTGTAAATGATTCTGATTTACAGTTCTATGACCTTAGATCCCCGACAGGTAAGCTGCTAGCAGACTGACCGCAAGCAAATGGCCCCGGCTCTTAATTGAGTCGGGGCCAAATGTTTGTGTTGGGCGGGCGGTAAGTCTAGCCTTCTAGATCATCATCTTCTGAGATGTCATTTTCCAACTCATCTAACTCATCTTCATCGAAGTCAAAGTCTTCGAATCCGTCTTCCATGTCCTCTTCAAAGTCTTCATCAAACAGGTCTGGATTGATTTCATATTCAGTCATTGGTTTCTCCTTGAGTGTTGTCTCTAATTAGTTTTACTTCGCATGCGTCTGTGGTGCAGTAGGCTTCACCAATTGCCTCTGTACCTAATCCCTCATAAACTCCTGTAAAGTCAATAGGGAATAGTGTCATTTTTCCGCCTTCATACTCTTCTTCAGTACTTTGAGTGTAAGGCATTTGTGGGTAACTGGTTGGATCCATGGGCAAGAATGACACAGTTTTTAACTGTCCGTCGTACATATGGAGCGCAGTTCCAATAGCCTTTGCTTCACTCTCAGGGTCAAAACTAATAGTGACAGACACAGAATTGTCTGACCAATAGCGTTGAGCTGTAGCTGCAAGTGCCATCTTTTCATAGATAGATACTTCTCTCTCTGATCTTAGAGAGTTAGACTTCACGGGAAAGAATACCACCGATGTTGTAGCTGGCGATTCAGATGCAGGCTCTACCCGGTAGTTTGCCATCTTAAAGAGCGGCAACATTGGATCGCTATTCCCAAAGCGAATAGTTCTAAGGAAATACTTACCGCCTGGTGTCCAATGTACTCCAGGTGACTCCCCTGCCAAAATAGATACAGTGCCGGAAGGCTTTACCGTTGTAGTTTTGATCGACTCGCGGATACCTAACCACTCTGAGTAAGACTTATCGTATGATTGAACAGTTTTGTACCCCTCATCCATCCAGTTACGCAATACCGGCAACCCACGTAGGTCTGCAAAGTTTGCAACACCTGACATAGAAGTACCAATACGGCGGTTGCGCTGCATGATTGCGTTAGTTTCTTCCCAGTGGGTTGGCAGAAGAGTTACAGTCTTGGCATAGAGATAGGCAAACTTGAGAGTGCGTTTGTAATCATCTAAGTTCTCGTGACGATTGAGATAGGTTTCTACCAAAGTACAGCACTCCATTGATTCCAATGATTGTTCTGCGCAAGGATTGTATCCTGCTGCACGCCAGTCTTTGTTGTTTTCCGGATCTGCTAGTCTTCCGTACTTACGGGTTACATCCATCCAGACTACTCCAGGCTCACCGTTACGGGCAATGCCGTCAATGATCTTAGAGAGATCTGTACCTACACTGGCTTCAACTGAGTTGTTTGACATCCAACCCCAACCTGGAGCTGCCGGATCGTAGCTATTGCGCTCTGGAAATACTGAAGCATTCTTTAAGTTGAGAAACTCATCGTCTTCAATACGGCCAATTAGTAGCTCAGCTGAGCGGCGTACGTTACCGGATACTACACATACACCAATAAGATTACCAAGATCTGCAATGTCGCGGCGTGTTAGTTTTTCTCCTGCACGTCCATCAAAGATCTTAGAGACATAGTTGTGTAGTTTGATTAGTGGGTCGGCTCCTGCGGCTGTTCCTCCGAAGGTTTTGATTGGCGTGCCTTCTGGTCTAATTTCTTCGTAACGAAATACTGGAGCCTTTGTATCTGGTCGTAGGTAAGCATTGATGAGAGCGGATGTGGATTCGACCCATCCTTCTCGGGTGTCTGGGATGACATATTCTTCCCCTTTCTGTGGTTCGTAGATTGTAAATTCTTTATCGGCGCCCTTGTCGTCAAAGCCAACGCCCACTCCCAGCATAGAGGCCTCCATTAGGAAGGCAAATGGTTTAGCTGGATCGAGCTTGGTCATTGAGTTTGTAGATACAAAAGAACAATTCTGAAGTGCTGCAGAGTTTCTCTGAATGTTAATGAGGGGTGTTCCCATCATCCAAAGTCCACGGCCAGGTGGTGTCCACTTTAATTGGAATAGGCGATCAAATGCCTCTTTGGCTGAAGCAGCGGCTTTTGAGTCTGACCAAGGAAGACGTTGAGATTTAGCGTGGTCCTTTTGTAGGGAATACATGCCGTTGATTACACGCTCACATACATCTACCCAAGTCTCCTTGGTCCCATCCTCTTTAAGACGAGAGTAGGTTCTAAGAAAAATAATCTCACCTACTGCATTGCCGGCAGCATCTTTATACCCCCATGGAACTGGCTTTCCCCGATATGAATTTACGTATTCTTCTGTCAACTTGAATGAAAACAAGATACTCTCTCTTTTCTGTTAATTGGTTACTGTTATCAGGTACTAGCCTTCTAAATTGTCACTAATGATTCTACTGGATTCTGCCTCAGTAAGTCCAATTTCCGGGACTCTTGCACGCTCTCCAAAGAGTTGGGATAAGACTCCCCCAGAGGTTTGACGCTCCACGGTCATCCGGACGAACTCTTTATTCTCTTCTAATTTTTTAACTTCTCCTATGATCTTAAAGAGTCTGTCAATCTCTTGACCAGTGTTAGGATCGGGGTACCCGCCGTTTAATTCTTCTGCAAATCTAGCAAAACCTACTCTAGCGGCCTGCATTTCGATAATTGCGTTCAATAATCCCTTTAGTTGTTCTTTGGTATTAATCTCAACCGGTAGATTAAACGCACAAGAATTGTTAGGTTTGAACGCAGGGCAGTTGCTCGCAACGAAGCAAGTATTGCATTGACGGAAGGAAGTAGTGGTACTTGTTAAGACCGGGGCATCCCTAATTACGTCTCTTCCAGTGCCATCTTTCTCAATAATTGTTTTGCTTGTAACTCCAAAAACCGGCAAAGTTCTGATCTCTTCAGGGTCTCTAGGCTTGAAATCTTTCCGCACCTCTATACTCCTGTTATCAGGTGCCAACCCCCTAGTTTCCGCAGAACCTGCGCTATCCGATTCATCACTGTTATCAGATAACTTCTCTTGTGAGTATTTTTTATTCAACGAATTCTCCAGCTGCAGGTAGGACCAAATAGCGAGGCGAGTTACCTCGTTACTATCATCATTAATAATCTTATCGAAGTCTAGTCCGGCCCTCTCGATGATCGCCTTGTAGCGAGGACGAGCTTGATCTTTCTGCTTCTTCTGATAGCGGACCAGTCTAGTGCCATCCCAGACAATTGTCTCACCTCTCATCATTGGACTTAACCAAGATAATGAACTTGCTGTAGCCAATGGTACCTGTCGTAGGTTGTCTGGCTTAGCGCATGCTATGCCGTGGAACTGAAGGTCAGGGAACTGGCTTAACAAGGCCCTGGAGCGGGCTGAGAGGCTCGTATCATCCTCTAGTGACTCTCCAAGTAGGCCAACGTTCTTGTATCGCTCAGCAAGCCCAAACAATGCAGTGTGCCCTAGTTCTTGATGCCAAACAACTGAAAATTTATCTAAGCCAAAGTCCTCACCAAAGGTGCGACGTTGATGATTGATCCAGTTTTGTCCCATGACTCTAGCATCTACTTCTGTGGCTAGGGTAATCCTATCCTCATTGAGAACAAGCCAATCCTGGTAAGAGGCGGTGTATTCTTCAATCTCACGTTCTGTCATGTTCAGATCATTGATCTGATGCCCGCCACCATCTATGTAGATCTTGATGTCATCCGGGAAACGTTCAGATAATAAATAGTCTTTGGTCTTTGGGAGACCGCGCTTTACTAGTCTGAAGTAGTTAATGCTGATGTGTTTAGCTCCGGCAGCTGCCAGAAGGTTTCTGTGTGAGGGTACCTCTCCGCCCATGAAGACTATGTTCATTCGTAGCGGTTAACCCTACTTCCGAGGTGGGCGTCTAGAAGAGCTAGCTTTTGTTTTTCTACCTCACTTTTTAGATCATCCCATGGCTTTACTTTACGCGATGTGCGTACAAATCTAGGTGAGGCAAACATAATTACAGGCACTCCCAAAGATAATGCCTCTGCACATCGGTCTGCATCTGGATCTACAAAGAGCTCGACGCGTCCTTTGGATCTAGCTATAGATAGCTGGCGAGATCTTAAATCTTGGCCCTCAAAGAAGTATCTATCATCATAGATATCGCCGTAGCCAATAATTAGGTTGGCACGTAACCAGTGCTCTGTTTGATCATATGTAAGATCTGAGGCAATAACAACTCTATAATGTTCTGAGAGAATTCTATATAGTTTTACACCCTCTGGGATTGGATCCCCAGTTTCAGTTTTTAATACGCCTTCTAATGCAATAAGTGCTGTAGCCAATTTTTAATCCTCCGGGGTTCCTTGTCTTGCGCAAATACATTTACAATCATCTATCTCACACACACTGAAATCCATTCGGTGTTTACACAATATACAATTAGCCACGCAAGGTTCTACGAATCAATGTGGAGGCGTCAGGTAATTCTACACCATATACGTTCTTTTGTAAACCCGCATCCTGGTCTGCTTTATGGTCTTTGATAGTCTTCAATGCCTGTATTACACCAGAACGTTTACCAGCTTGCCAACGATAGTTATTAAAATCAGAATACCCTGAACCGATTGCACTAAACGCTATTTTTCTACCACCGTGAATATCATCAAAATGAGCAATAGCCTGTTCTGCAGCTAGTTGCATTTTTGTTTCTGCATTGCGACGATGTGCAGGGTTAGTTGCGTTACGTACTTCGGATAACGCTGAAGAGTAGCGATTTATTAACTCTTTTGCATTAGCCTCATCACGAAGAGTTCTTTGTTCCCAAGCACGACTGTAAGGAGGTTGTGGGTTCACATCAGGCTTAACTGTCCATGAGTCTGTTGTAAGATCATAGGCAGCATATGGGTTGATGTCTTTAATATTTGACTGTGGATTTACATAATACGTTAGTTCATATCCTTCCCAGTTACGGGTGTTAGGCATGAGCTCAGCACTAAATCCTTCATTAAATGTCTGTGCAATTTCTTTATCGGAATACCCAGCAAATTCTGGATTGTCCTGTCTAAACTTAATGTAGTCGATACCAATTAAACAATCAAGGTCACCTGGCTGTCTTGCGGCTGCCCATTGGTAAGATACACCGGAACCAGCTAACCAAACATGTGTCCAGGTGTTTGGACTGGTGTAGTTTTTACCTAAGTAGTCAAAGAGCATAGAGAGTACGCCAGTACGTACCCAAGGTAGAAGCTGCTGTTCTTGAAATAACTTTGGATCTAATTCTGAAGACGGCTCACTAAAATAGGAAGTAGACCCCGGAGTGATCTCCGGGGCCTCATAGTCAAAGTTTTCAAAATTCATACGCCTATTCTTTCATCCTAGTCGTGCTTACGTCTCGGCTTGAAGCATATAAATTTACTTAGATGCTGTTGAATCTCCCTGATTTGCTGAGTCTACCTCTGGCTTCATGCCAGAAAGCTTAATTGCTACGTATTCTGCAGCGGACTGCGCTTGTAGATCAATTAGGATTTCTGAGACATATCGGCGCACTTCTAGAAGTGTAGCCTCGCGCTCTACCGGAATTGCTAGAACAGATGTATTACGCTCTACAAATACATTTCCGCCCTTGTCAACAACTACTGCAAAGCCAAACGCAAGTTCTGGGATTGCTGGTGTTGTTTCGTCTTGTGGTGTTGTTTCTTTTGACATGTTTCCTCTATTCGTATAGGCCTAATTTTTTACGATTTTGTTCTACCACATAGGTTTTTGCTGGGCAAAAGTCGCACAAGTATACTTTTGTGCCACCTGATTTTGCTGCAGTCTCTAAACCTAATTCTTTTCTTGCCTCTGCTGTGCTCTTAGGTATAAGTCGTTTGCCCTCAATTTTCCAGTCATAGCATCCTTCTACAGGTCGCAAATGCAGGTTAAAACACTTCATCGCATCATCAAAAAATGTTGCTTTAGTAGTGTAGTAATCTGGGTCAATATCAGCAAGTCCACCGCCTACCTTATTGCGTAGGTTTTCAATGACTTGCTTACGTACCTCAGGACGAGAGTATAGTTTTACACCAATGCTAGATAAAAACCCAGTGTGTTTAATTCCAGCAGACTCATGGCGGTCTACCAACACTTGAAGTGTTACATCGTCATCAGGGTGACCCTCAAAATCTGGTAACTCTTCAATGCTCTTACAATTGTAACAATAAAGCAGGCGAATCTTAGGACCTTCATCTTTGATTTCTGTGTAAGTTCCCTCGTCAGCAGGCTGTGCGCCGCCACCTAAAATAGGGATAGTCATATAGCTCCTCCAAATTGTCTTCTGTTATAATTATAGCGGATAATCTCCGCAAGTGCTAATCGCCTCGGGCAGCCCGGCCCATGCCCCAGTCAAGATACTTTAAACGTTCACCTTCATCTGTCATACCTAATTTATTAGCCATGTAATGATATCCAGACATTTCTAGCTTTCCTCCACCAATTTTTACTCCGTGTAAGACTGCTTTGTGGGCAATATCAACTTTAGAATCATGTTCTGGGCCTTGATTGCGCCCACCTGATTCGGCAGCAAGATTAATAGTATCTTCAACAGGATTTGAGTTTAATATTGCATCGGCCTGCTCTTGAAGAGTTTTATCCTTACCAGTTACTTTTCTTTTATCAGTTAAAGTAGCATCTGTAAGTTTAGTTTCTCCACGTACTGGACGGCCACGACTTTGTACAATTGGCGCAGTCCCACCGCTCTCATGGATATCTTTTGCGGCGTTAGCACGTGCAAGAGCTGCGGCAATTGCGTCAGATGCACGAATGTCACTATTGACTGCTGGATCATTCCCTATGATCATAGGGGTACCATGTGACTCAGGATCGAAGTTTTCCCGTGCCCAGTGAACATTACAATAGTTTCTGTGCTCAGATTCACCGTCAAATTTTACACGAATGTTTGCTGGGTGACGTTGACGCCCTACCTTACATACCTGTGGATCAGTATTTTTACCGACATCTTTATAGTTTTGTAAGCTTTGAAATGGCGGTATAACATAATCACCAGTCATCTTGTCTACAACAGTAGACTCTTTGTTCTCAGGATTATTTGTAGTAGTACTATTTTCTAAATTAAGATCGTCTTTCGCCATGGTTATTTACCTTTGCGTAGATTCTCTGCGTTCTTTCGTAGTTCTTTGTTATCACGAATACCAGTAGTACCTGTGGTTTCATCGTCATCTTTAACGCCACTAGCTTTTATATTTTTTGTAATTTCTTCAGCGGAAACAATTCCTGTACGGCGAAATGAAGCGTTTCTTCCATCTTTATTCATTGATGCCCTTTTTCTTTGCCATAAAATCTTCCATAGAAACTACATTATCTGGTAGATGTTCCGTAACGCCTACCTCAAAATGTTCAGGTCGTGTCTGTGTTTGAGGCGATTGAACTATGCTAGCGTCTTCATTTGAGGCTGGATCTAAACCTAAATAGGTAGATACTTTGCCTTCCCAAGAACCAAATTTAGCCCTAGGTTCTCTGGGAGCAGCCAAATCTTTTTTAATAGGGTCTATATAGGTTTGTTTAACGTGGTCTACTAATTTAGTTTTTGCGTCAGCAATATTTTTTCGCTGCTGCATATAACGTTTAGCAGAACCCTTTTTACCCATCTTAGTAGCTTGCGCCCATTTGATTGTTCTCAATGTCTGCAACAGGCATTGAAGAACGTGGCTTTGAGCTTGCGCCCATTTTGCCTGGCTCTACTTTGTTAGGTGTCTCTTGGTCAATAAACCCATAGTTTTGGAATGGGTGTAGTCCACGACGGTTAGCTAAGGTTATATCGTCACCAGTGCCTGAAGCAACAGTTGTGTTAGGGCGTACCTTGCGGTACTTGCCATCTGTTGATCCTTCTGATAAGCTTGAATTAAGTGATCCTGATTCGTTAACGGCCATTATTTTTTCTCCCAAGTGGTTGCTGACCGAACACCATTATTATAATTAGGGTCTGTCTTTTGTTTATCAATAGTGTCATCTAATTTCTTTGCTGCGTTACGTTGAGCATCTTTTTTAGGTAAGCGTTCGCCAGATGCAGCACGACCTGAATAGCCATATTGAGCCTCAGACTTAACGTCCTCACGGTCGTAATGATTTTGTAATTTTTCTACAGGAGTAGATTTTGGACCTGCATCACGAAGTGTGCCTGACTTTGCCATTGCGGTAATTTGCGCAACAGTATCTGATCCTCCTCCAGCACGTGAAGCTTTTACTTGCTTACGGTCACGAACATAACTTAATAGTCCCATTACTTCTTACCAGCTTTCTTTTTAGGTCCTGTCTTATTTGAAGATTTTTTGAGCATTTCTTCTCGAGCCTTTTGCTCTGCAGTCTTTACCTTTAAAGGTTTTACCTTATAGGCAGCTGGTGAGCCGTCTGGGTTTTTAAGTTTACTCATATATAAATTATCTCCCTATTTCCTTAGAATGTCAAGCCATACCGCGTTTAGCGTGGTATGTATATTTAGCGTTTCTACAGTCTGGGCATAGCCCTCTATGTGAATAGATAGCCTCAAGTGGGGTTAAGAAATGCCCACACTTTGGGCAAAGGGTGCTACCTTCGTATACAGTCTCAGTATTAATATCTTCCATTACCAAATACTTTCAGACATATTACGAGCTGTTCCTGTGTAGGAACCCTTTTCTCCAGTAAAGTCTACACGCTCTGGTTGGAATTGGCTGTTTACATCCATTACATCTAAAATACCAAGCTCACGAGTTCGGTAGCCAAATCGTGGCGGGAATAGACTTACTTGAGGTAGGGGTGGTCGAACAAGATCTGGAATTAAAG